TGGCTATAATACCACCGTCAAGAGAGATACACGATATTACAGATGTTCCAGCTGCAACACCAGTTACAATGCCCTCTTGTGTTACAGTAGCTTTTGCAGGTGTAGCAGTAGCCCATGCTACACGTTTATTTGTTGCTGTTACTGGTGCAATTGTTGGAGTAATTGTAATCTTAGCACCAACCGCAACAACAGCAGTTGCAGGAATTGTTACGCCTGTAACCTTAATATCAGCAGCAGGGTTAATTGAAGCAACATCTTTTATTTCATACAACGCTTGGGTTTGGTCTAATGGGTCAAAGTGAGCATAAATTTCAAGTTCAATTTCGCCCTCACCTTTTGCAGTTGCTTTAAAAGCTAATCCATTTTCACTCATTGCATTAAACAATGTAATTTTCTTGAACTGACCGCCAAGGGTTTTACAAAACAAAGTTACATTTGTAAGGTAATCCTCAATAGGAATAACATCATCAGGCTGTACACCTGTTATAATACCTGCACTATAATTAGCACTTCTAAGCGCCATATTTAGTGTATCAAGTGACATGTCCATTATAGTTATTTTAAGAACTGCCTCAACTTCTTCAACAACCTGCAAGCCTTTTGTCTTGCCCTTTTTACCATCAAATTCAATTTCTCTTATTTTTTCTTTTACGGTGAAAGCACCGCCACCCTTTGTAGGTGCGATTTGTTTTTCCCCAGCTACACCAAAATTGGTATATGCTATTCCAAAATCAATTTGTATATTTTCTTTTTGATTCTGTGTTAAATTAGTTTTCAATCTTATAACCTCCCTATATTTTTCTTAGTTGATATGTTTGTTTAATACGTCTGATGCGTGGCTCATTGTCAGGCGGTCTTACCTCTGTATCTGCGTATAATGTAAATGCCACATCATTGTTATAAAACAAACCTTTATTTAAACCTGTTGGGTATTCTAAATCACCATTACCTTTTGTATTACTTGCAAGCTCCTCAAGGGCAATAAGTTGTTCTTTTGTACCCCAAAAATCAACGTCTAATGTAAATATATCTAATGCATCATCCTCATAAGCCGAAGGTAACGAATATACAATGTATGGCATTAGTGCTTTTTCAGGAGCTTCCATATAAAAAACATTGTTGCATTTAGTTTTTAAAAATTCTTTCAACTGCTTACACTCGTTAATCATCTGAAATTTCCTCCGCTTCATCTATTAGACCTAATGCTATATTTTCATCTTCAATTGCCTTGATATGCTTGCCTGCAATAAGACGTATTTGTGCAATATTTTCTTTTGCTGCTGGTACCAAGAACGGTTTAGCCTTCATATTCTTTGTTCCGAACTCTAAAAAGTGTAAATGAAATGCAGGTGTTAAACCTTTTTTCTTTGCTCTATCTCTTGTAAATACACCAATTTCCATTTTGCCCTCATTACGTCTTACCCAAGTACCAATATTTTTTGCTAATGTGCCAGTAACATTATGTATTCTTGATTTCGCATCTTTGCGAAGCATCTTTGCTATTTCTTTAAGTGCCGAACGTTCAAGCTCACCCATAATATACTTAACTCGTTTTGCATTGCTTGTATACTTAGTTGCCATTAACAGCCCTCTCAACAGTCAATTCCAATTCCTCAAAGCCTGTTGAATATGTACGGAGCACAGTGTATCTCTTTTCGTCATATTCAATTTCCATTTGTCCGTCATACTCATAAGAATGGATAACAAAAGTAAGCTCAGGCTTCAATTTATTTTGTGCAGCACTATAAAATTCACCTCTTGAGATAGACTTAATACCGCAAAGAATTGTTGTTGTGGTTTCAGTAGCAATTGCATCGCCTATTTCATCAGTAATAAAATTGCCTTCTTCATCAGTAGCGTATGCTTTATCAATCAATGTCAATTCATTATCATACGTCATTAGAATCACCTCGAGTGTTGATATATAGATTATGCAGCCTAAATTGCAAATCCCTTGGCATACCTTTATCGCTGTCCTTGTTTTGATACCTCCATGAAGCATAGTCAACAACAAAAATTAAATGATTAGGGCTGGCACTATCAAGTGTCAACCCTTTTTCATCTTCTAATTCTGCAACTACACCCCTTGCAATAGCAATCAAATACATATCTCTAATATTAGTCTTTATTCCAAGTCTTTCTTTTACCAGTTGCACAATTAGTTCTATATTCATTTTGCAACCACCTCTACTTTTTAATTGCCCCAATCTGCACAAGCTTTTTAGTAGCCTTGCAATTGCCGTTAAGGTCTATTTCTTCACCAGCTTTTACCCCGTTTACTGTAAAACCTTTATTAACTACGTATACCATATTAAGCTACCTCCCATACATCATTCACAAGCTCAACTTGTACCCAAGAGCCGTTAACTTTCATTAGCGTATCACCTGCGGATGCCACAACTGGTGTTAAAATATCTTCACTAAGCACATAAACTGTTTGTGCATCTGGTGAAGCTGGCAACGCATCAACTGTTAAGATGTCTTGTACATCAAGCCCTGTTGTATCGTTGATTGTAATAACAACAAAGTATTTAGGATAAACAGGCTTGCCATCATAACGAGCTGTGCTTTTAAATACAGTTTGGTCTTCGATAAATTTAACATCAGTTGAAACAGAAATAACGATACCTGACCTTTCGCCAAGTAGGTATTTTTTAAAGTCACCAATTACGATTTTTTTATTAGGCACATTTTGATTAAACACAATGCGTGTGCCGTCTGGTAGCCTTGGTGTTGAAGCAGTCTGAATTACAAGCCTACCGTCAGCAGTTGGTAAGTATGTTTGCGGAGCAATGTATTTGTAATATGTTGACCTTTTCATTACTGCAATTACTTCACCAATTGGTGCACCATCTTCACCATCGTCAATAAGTGCCATATGGCTCATTATGTCTTTAAGTGTTCCATCACTTGAAACGGTATGAGTTCCATCAACACTTGGGATAATTCCTGTTGGTTGTTTTGCCTCAGGTGTACCAATTAAAATAGATTCATCAAGTGCCTTCGCATTAGCTATTGCTAACCTTGTTTCTACATAGCTTGCAAGGTTTATCATACTATCTTCAATAATTGAATTAGGAATAGGAATATATCCACCAACCTTAAAGCCATCAAGCTCGGTTTGAGAAAATGATGTTGATAATTCTTCTAATGCGCCTGCCATCTCTACCCAAATACCTTTAGGTATTGCACCATCCATAATTACTCTTGCTGTTCCGTTTAGCTTTTGAACAGTAACCTCGTTGTATAGCGTTGAATAATCACCAATGCGAGTTTGAATCATATTTATAACAGCTTCTGGAATCAGAATATCAGAGCCACTAACTGCTCTTTTTTCTGTTATTGCAGAGGAAATTCTTGTATAAAAGTCTTTAACCTCAGCTCTTTCTAACCTTGCCACCATTTGCTCTCGTGTTTCGTAATTGTTACCTCTCATTCTTGTTTGACCTCCATTCATATTTTGTCTTGATTCTGGTGCTGGTGTTGGTTCAGGATTATTCAAAGGCTCTTTTTCATTAAGCTCTTCAAGTTCCTTTTCCAATGTTGTTATTTCACCTTCAAGTGTTACTTTCTTTTCGTCAAGGTCAGCCTTTTCAGTATCAATAGCAGCTGCTTCATCCTCAACTACCTTAATTTCTTCTTCTGTCTTTGCTTCTTCAATTGCTTTTTCTGCATCTGCTGACCGTTTTTGTAGGTCAGTTTCTTTTTCAAGAAGCTCACCAAGGCTTGCCTTTCTTTGTTCAATTTTCTTTGCAATCATTAATTGTCTTAGTGCCATTTTTTAAACATCTCCCTCACATTATTTTTTCTTTGTTCAAGCTTTCTTTCCTTATGTCCATTAACCTCTGCCTGTCTTGCCTGCACCCCTGTTTCTTCATAAGCTGGGAATGTGCAAACACTTACTTCATCAAGGTCAGCTTCGGTTATTGTCCATTTAACGGTGCCATCATCACGCCAATCAACCAGCTCACCAATGATATTAAAACCGAAACTGCATTGGTCAACATCGCCACGTTTTACACGCTCATAAAGGTTTACCGCATCACCGTCATTAGGGTTAATTTTAACCCTGCCCCAAAGTCCTCTGCTGTCGGTCTTGAGTTCAAGTGTACCTGATTTGTTTCTACCAAGCACTAACGTTGTATCATGATTAATTAAACAACGAATATCATTGCTTAATGTTTTATCAAATGCACCTGGAGCAATTTCTTCAAATGCACCTCTCCACAATTCTGTCTCTTGACCGAATACAGCAAAATAACCTTCAATGAACATATCTTCATTAGTTTGTTCAGCCCTTAATTGTGATAATTTTGTTAACAGGCTTCTCGTTTGACTTTGCTTTCTATCCACCACTACCACCTCCTTGGTTTAATTTCTTTTGGTCAGATATCATTCCCTGCGGAATATAATTTTCAAGGATAACCAATTCCGATAGTCCAGGCAATGGTGATAACCCCAGCCAATCTCTGACCTCATTACCATACATCATTCCACGAGTGTACATATTTGCTCCAGTCTCAGCAAGTTCTTTCATATCATAAGCATATAAGCTTCGTGGGTTAAATTTAAAATACAAATCAGGGCTAAGTAGTATCTTGCGTGTAAGCTCCTGCATAATGCCCATTGCGATAGGCAGAATTTTAGTATTGATGAAATTGTTATATTCATCTTTATCGTATTCGCCAACGCCAACAAAAAACGCAGGTACTCCGATAATCCCCGCTACTGTTCGCTTATCAATTTGTACTGCATCGTTTATAGCAAGGTCTTGCAAACTTAAAGGTTTTACCTGTTCAACTTTTACAAGGTCAGCAGGTACAACCCAAGGCTTACCTCCACCTGTTTCGCTTACATACTTTTTAAGGATTGCATCTCTGCCCTCTTCTGATGCAAGCTCTTCGGTCATAGCATCAACTGCAATTATAATTGACGGTTTCCACTTATCAGACATAAAGCTGTTTTTCGTCTTTGTAGCTTGTTTAATGTTATTCACAATATCTTTTAGTACTACCCTATACCCAGTACCCATATAAGGCTTTTCAGGGTTAGGATTAATAGTAAAATGTAGTACCTCATCATAATTGTAAATGTTACTATCATACGCAATCTCATACGCTGTAGATGTATCAATAAATCTAACTCTTGATGGTCTTAATGGTATAAGTTCATCAATAAGCCCATTGCTTATTTTTGGATACACTACGCTGTTACCATTGCCATCAAGAAGCATTGTATAAACTATGTTATACATCCACGCTTTTCGTGTCATAAGGCTATAAGGGCTAATGTCAATTTTATTTGACAAAGCATTTTTAACACGAATGTCACCATTATCAGTATTTTGCATAAGGTGAATAGTCATACTCGATATTAAATCTGCTATCTTATCAACACAAATTTTTACCTCGGCATTATCAGCTAACCTTGTGTACCCTGGCACGCATAATGTATCGGTTGCATCACTGCTTAAAAACCAACTTAAAGCAGTTTGTGGCTCTGCCCTCGTTTTTATTTGTTGCTTGTTCTTCTTACTCATTTAATCCCTACCTTTCAGCCATTTGCTGGCGGATGTTGATTTCTCTATGTTCTCTAATTTACGAACACAGGCAAATACAGCAGCATCAAATATATCAATTCTTTGCTCTGTCATTACTTTTTCATATTGAATCATATCATCAGTCTTTTCAATTGCTCTTACATTCTGCACACAATATTCAAAGGCTTCTGAATGCAGGTAATAGAACTTGCCCTCTTTTGATTTTGATTCAATACGTCTAAAGCCTTCTGACTTTTTATAAAAATATTGTGGCTGGTCAATGATATTAAATCCTGCTTTTTTCATTTCAACAAAGTACTCACGACAAAACTTTCTATCGTGTCCTACCTGTTTAATTTTAAAGCCTTTCTTTTTCATCATCACAAACCAATTAACAATATCAGAATAATTAACAACAGGATTGTTGCACATATCCAGCCAACCATCATCTAACCAACCAAACAAAGGTATGCCATCTTCATCGGCTTTTTTATGTGCCATTACAATTGGGAACCACGCATGAGTGATTACAATATCAACACCTTTATATTCCCCATACAATGCGGTAGCTGTTAGGTCATGTAGCTTAGAAAGGTCTGCACCTCCGTACCATTCAATGGGGAGCTTAGCAAGTTCGTCAATTGTCCACTTGTATTGCTTGTCGGAATTTCTAAATTCATCAATATTGAAATAAGCCCTCATTGCAGAAGTATAAACATTAAGTGACTTAGCAAAAAAATCTTTTCTTAGTTGTGGGTCATTCTGTGCTTGCATAGCATCGTTCATCAATTCATCAGGTCTTATAGATACTCCATAGGCTGGGTTTGCCATTTCGTGAATTATAGGATTTGTGTAATCTACATTTCCGTTTTCATCTTCATCGGCTTTACATATAAAAACAAAATACGATTCGTCTCGGATTGTGCCATCAAGAATTTTTTTGCAGTATTGTAATTTTTGATAGCAGAAAGAAGTCATATCATCACCAGCGGTTGTAATCCCAATCATAAGCTTATTTGTATATGCTTTCATTGCTTCTTTGAAAAGGTTATATTGCTTAGGTTTTTTATAAGCGTGTATCTCATCACATATAGCAATATTACAATTTAAGCTGTCTTGAGTGTCGGGGTTTGCTGCCATAGCTTGAAAGTATAAATATCCATCTCCTAAATCACCAGAAATGCTATGCTCTTGATTGTTGTCTAATATTCTAAATGAATCCCTTTCCCCCATTTGGTCAATGTTAAAAAGAATAAAATTAAAACTCTCAAGTGACTGTTTAAGGGCAGCACCAACTATGTAACATTTAGAACCTGACTTTCTGCCTAACAATCCAAGCGCCCATGCAAGAGCAGCAGCAAATGAAGTTTTTATATTCTTTCTCGGAATAAAAATTAAAGCTTCTTTAAATCGTCTGATATGCGTTCCTTCATGTAAAAATCCAAGCAAATTGTAAACTTGAAATTTATGAAATGGCTCTAACAAAAAAGGCTCACCTCTAAGTGGTGTGCCATCTAATCTTTCACCCTGCATATGTACGAACGTTTTTTCAATAATGCCAATAACAAATTCTGCATCCTTTGGGTCAAACTCATATAAAGGGTTTTTTAAATCCTTAACAAAACGGTTACAGGCTTGCTTCAATTCTTTGCAGGCTATTTTTTTGTTTTTAATAATGCTGTCAACGTATCCCATAACAACATCATAGTTTTTATATACACTTATTTTCTTCATTTCATATCACTCAAAGCTTGTGCCAGTTTTGATTTACTCATTTTTTCAACTGTAACAGATTCAATAGCCTTAGGATTAAGACATAATCTATCAGAATATGCCAGTATATCTTTACGCAAAGTTTCAAGAGTTGAAACAATTGGAGACTTCTTTGCACCACCACTCATAGTTTCAGTTTCAAAGTTATAATTATTGTCCTTAAAATCCTTTGAAAATTTTTCATACTGTTCGCAAAGCTCGGAATAAATGTCAATAACCCTATCATATTGAGGCTTATATACGCCAAGTTTTTTCATATCTGAAATTGTCTTTTTCCTTATTGTGTCTTTGTTCGTGGCTTTCCTCGGCATATCTAAACCCCCTCAAAAAAAGTTTTTCAGCATTCGCTCTATTGGAAATAGCTCCCCCCCCTGGTCCCGGAGCATTATTTTTTTAAAATTTTAGGAGGGGGGGATACACTTTTATAAGTTATATTTGTGTATCAATTCTTTACCCTCATCACCAAATACCCTTATCAATAATCTTATACCTTGTGCTGTTAATTTATTGTTTGTTCTATCGTGCATCGCACTGTGATGCTCTGAGCACAAGGATATTAAGTTCTTAGATAAGTAAGCCCATAGAGGTTTAAACACAAGGCACCATTCAAGTGGCACGATATGATGAACGTGTATAGCTGTTGTTGACTTACCATACCGCTTGCACTCTTGACATAAGTATTCATCACGCTTTAATATAATAATTCGTTTGTTAATCCACTTCAAAGATTTATAAAAGTTCATACCATACCTACCACTTACCATTTTGTATTTTAGTAATAACTAAACTGATTGCTGTTAAGTCAGCAGGTATATGTTTCTTAGTAATCTTAACCTTACCTGTCTTGCCTGACTTATCTGCTAATATCTCTTTCTCCTCATATTCATATCCAAGTGCCCTTTTAAGTAATGCTTCTTTTACTTTATCTTCAACTTCTTTGTTATTTATCATTGACGAAACACCTCATAATGTGTAAAATGATAAAGATAGTCGCATGCATGCAAATCTATCTTATGCCAGAGGTGTTCTGGTATAAACAACGGAAGGTGTTTCAGCACCTTCCGTTGTATTATTATAATTCTAAATACTTTGTTTCTACTCCATCTCTAATAAGTGTTGCAACATCATTTGTATTCTGTATGTACCTCTTAACAATTACATCACAATACTTAGGATCAAGCTCCATCATATTACAAACCCTACCTGTCTCCTCTGCTGCAATGAGTGTTGTACCACTACCGCCAAACAAATCCAAACCAACATCACCAACATTAGAACTATTTGTAATAGCCATTGCTACAAGCTCTATCGGCTTCATAGTTGGGTGTTCATCACTTCTTTTAGGTCTTGGCACTTCCCACACATCATCTTTTGTTCTGTCATCAAGTGGACAAATACGTGGTGCATCAGCTTTCCACCCATACCATATAGGCTCATATCTTGTATGATAATCTTTTTGCGACATTACAAATCTGTCCTTCACCCATATAATTGTGCTTGACCAGTGATATTGAAGGTCTGTCAGAACATTCATAATGTTACCCCACTCCTGTGCTGACATAACTATATAGGTCATACAACCTGCTTCACTAACTTCCCTCATACACTCAAACGCTGAAAACAGAAATGAACCGAAGTCCTCGGTACTCATTTTATCATTTAGTATCGTGCGAGGCTTATAGCTTGGATGCTTTTTATTAGCACCATAGTTAACGTTCCACGGTGGGTCAGTGAATATATATCTTGCCTTTACCCCTGCCATCAAAGCTTGTACATCATCAATGCTTGTACTATCCCCACACATAAGACGGTGCTTACCAAGTACCCACACATCACCTTCTTGCGAAACAGGTACTTCAGGCAATGCTTCATCAATATCAAAATCATCATCAACTATTTCATTTGTTTCAAACTCTGCTTTAATCTTAGCAATTTCTTCATCACTAAAACCTGTTAATGATATATCAACCTCGGCAAGCTTAAGCTCCTCGAATAAGTCAGAGAGCTTTCTGTTTTCCCAACCGCCTGCGATTTTGTTAAGTGAAACATTAAGAACCTTTTCATCATCAATACTTAAGTTAACAACGCTTACTTCAACCTCAAGCTCACCACTATCAATTAAAATTTTAAGCCTTTGATGTCCACCTACAACATTACCTGTTTGCTCATTCCAAATTATAGGGTCAATATATCCAAATTGCTTAATAGAGCGTTCAAGCTTGTTATACTCATCATCGCCCTTTTTAAGGTCAATGCGTGGATTATATTCAGCAGGATTCAATAGTTTTATATTTACTTTCCTTATTTCCAACGCTTACACCTCGTTTCAAAATACATTCCTGCATTATTATAATGTTATACCCAAAGCAAAAGAGCGACCGCATCTGCGACCGCTCGTAACTTTTACCACTGTATACATTATATCACGAATTTACCCCTCACTACTGACAACTTTTATAAAATTAAATTCTAAGTCCACGTTCTACTGCAAATAGGTTGCGTGCGTATTTCAACGCTCTGTATGCCGTTCTAACGTTTATGTATTCCTTTAACTCTAATTGTTGCACCCGGTCTTGTATATCACCTTTTAATATAGGTTTATCAGCATCTACAAAATATACATACTCAATTGCTTTGGATATATCAGGCTTATCGTTAATACCAAGCATATATAATACATTCTCAACTGCTTGTAAATCTGCTATCTCAGATGCTCTTTCTTCAATTAGCTTTTCTAAGTGTATAACTGCTGATTCAGTTGGCTTGCTTACCCCGCTACAACCTGAAGCTTTCTCCTTGGCATCTGCTAAGCTCTTTAACTTATTCGCATATCCTTTAAGACCGTTCTCTCTCTTGTAAAGTCTAAATGCTTCTGTAGCATAATCCCTAATATGGTCTTTTTGCAACCTATAACACCCCCGCTTCATTATGTCATTTGTTATTATCTCCGTTAACGTACCACTCCGTTAATCCACATATTACTTGGAGTTCTTTATCAGTAAGCCCCTTGGTATATAATTTTCTTTGTAATTTTTCAATTACTTGTCTGTAAAATATAATCATAAATCTACTAATCCCCCAATGTTACTTTTGCTATATCTGCTATTGTTACGCTATTAGCCTTTAAGTCATGTAGTTCAAGTATAAAGTAAAATACACCCTTATCATTGATTCTTTGTATAAATCCAGTTATGTAGTAACTTATTCCATCAAACTGAACTATTGTTTTCTCTCTCATTGCACCATGTACATCTTTACTATTCAAGTTTATACCTCTTTCACAAATATATTTGTTGGCTCAATTCCATAGTTCTCACATATTTCAACCAAATCAAATGCAATGCAATTTTGTTGTAAATTTACATTCAACCCACCATCAGACAAATAATCATAACCTATCATATCCGTAAATTCTTCAAGATTATCAAATTCAATCCATATACTGAGTGCTTCGCCATCCCAACGCATCTCACATTTTTGTGCAAACTTGTATAATTCTAATTCACTCATTCCTTAACCTCTGCCGGCTTTGGCATTGCTTCATCCTCTGTAAGGAAAACTTTTTTACCAAAATCATTAAAATCAACATAGTGAAAACGTATTTCTTTTTTGTATTTATCATTACTATGCTCAATGAAATATTGTAATTTTACGAGAGTGCCCTGTTGCTCAATTCTTATTGCAACTACTTCAGCTATTGAAGTATTATAATCATTTACTTTTAACCACACCTTATCCCCAACCTTACAAGGCAACTTAACCAACTCGCCACGTTCTATTTCGTCTTCTAAGTCTGCTAACCTCTGCCACGAATTGTAAAGACATTCAAGTGTATTTTTGCTGCCCTCAATTTCCTGCTCATTTGATTTTACATTTACTAAATATGCTATGCCCTTATTGGTTCTTGATGTTAATCTATCCATTATGCTCCACCCTCTCAAATTCAATTACCCATACCCAAGGATTACTTTCATAAGTAAAATCATACTTCATAGTTTTGTATGATAAGTGTTGTAAATATCCGAAGAATCGTAATCTTGCAGGTTCTAAACTTTCGCTATCACCTCTAAGCAAAAACCCAAATACACAACCACAATTTTCAAGCAATTTGATTTTTCTACCTAATTCTTTACATCCATCTAATTTGAATGGATCCGAATGTTTACAATCCATACACATACCATTTAGCCATTTACTTTCAAACATTTTATAACGATATGAAGGTGCAAAAAATTGAGTGCCTTCCAATTTCGCCTGTTCTTCCGTTATATCCTGCAACCGCTCAACCTTAACATTTGTAACTTTTAAAAATATCCTTGCTGCCGAACGTGGCATATGTATTGATGGTATCCAACAATCAATTTTGCCTTGTTTATAATTTCCGTAATAACCTAACTGAGGTTTGCCATCAGCCTTATATACAAACCGATCTGTGCAAAATCCATCAGGCAACCAATGATCTGCCCACGTTTCCCTTAACCACAGAATATCACCAACTTTGTATTTACATATATCAGTTGGCTTGTAGCTATCTCCTGTTGACTGGTCTATATATGCAATTGCACTACCATCCACATCGATATCAAACCGATTAACTATGTCCTGTTTTACAACTCTCCTAGTAACTGTCTTTCGGTCTGCAAGTATAGCTTGTACCATTTCAGTATTAAATAATATCGGTTTTTCCATTCTACACCTCTTTCTTTATTCCGTAACTGCAATATTCATTTTCACTAAGCTTTATAGACATTTCTATAAATTTCATGCAGTATCCATCTATATAATGTTTACACTCATCACACCGTATAACTCCAACAAGTTCATTATTTAAAATCGTTAGCTTGGTTATTGTACTTTCAAGCTTGTTTATATATAAATCTAATTCTAGAAGATTATATTTATATTTTCCAGTACGAGGGTTTACCTCATCATATTTACTTATAGTCTTGGATTTTAGCAAATGCCTAAAACGTTTTAATAAGCTTTCATATTGCTGTTGTATTATCCTGCACCTCCTGTTGTTTCATATACTCCATTGCTTGAAGCTGACCATAGCTAAGCCCCAAGTTACGTGCTTTATCTTCAATCACATTAAGTGGAGTAGGTTTATTAACTGTTTTAACTGCTTTTAAGCACCTTCTACATGTATGTTTTAGCTTGTATGTAGCTGGTAGTAATAACCCACATTCATTACAATTCACCTTGGTACCTCGACTTTCTTTTATTTAGAACCCATATAGGTTGCTTTTCTAATATGCAACCTATATGGGTTGCAATTTATATCCCCAAATATTCTATTATTTTATCCCTTGCCTCTGTCCATCCATAACATACAACTACTTCATAGCTTTGCGCCTTGAGGAGCCTTATAAACTCCTCTTGCGCTTTGCTTGGCTTATTGGTACCATGCTTCATTTCTATGTATAAGCCATAACAACTACACCGTGCGACTGGAAGGAATATATCCGGCACTCCTGCCTTAACACCCTCACGCTTTAATTTAGCAGCTGTTAATTTATCACGTTTGCCACCATTAGGTATATGATGCAGTAGCTTTAATTCAGGATATACATTTTCTTGATAACTGGCCCAAGTGAATAATGCCTGTTGATGCAGACTCTCAAATTGTTGTGCCATACTATATCCCACTAAGCATTTCTATCATACTTGAAATCTGACCTATAATGCCTTGCTTCAATTTTTCGAAGTTCTCATTATCCTTAATGGACTCCAGGCATTCTTGTACCTTTTGATAATCAGTTTGAAATTCAGAGAAATATATATTAAGCTTTGACATTTCAGTATTCGAGCCTTTTAATTTCTTTTCAAGCTCTGCAATTTTAGATATGGCTTCTTCCTTTTCATCTTTGGCTTTGTTAAGCTCAGCTTCCATATTTGCCTGAGCCTTTTTCTCTGCATCGGTTACCGCTGACCTTAATTCATCCTCAAGAGTACTGATTGTATCTTGCAAAGCATCTTTGTCCATCTCAGCTTGTTTCAATTTATCCTCAAACTCAGCTTTTATAATGGCTTCAGCATCAGCCTTCATCTGTTCAAGCTCATTTTCTGATGGTTCAATCTTCTGTGATGAAAGCTCTTCTATTTGCAACTTGAGGTTGTCAATTTCCTTTTGCTTTTTATTAGCTTTATCAATTGCATCCTTTTTTCCTTTCATAAGTTCTAGAACTTCTTTATCTTGGATATTACTTTCTGAAAGTAATTTGCTATCATTAGCTTCCTTTTCCAATTTATCAATAATGTCCTGCTTATCCTTGATGCGTTGCTTAAATTCTCTGACAGATATATTTTCAGCATCATTATCCTCTACAAACTGCTCACGTTCGTCCGCTGGTATTGATGTGAGAAGAAGAAGCTTTGTTGCATTTAACTTCCCAAGCGTTTGGGATTGTGACAAATCACCGAATAATGATAACTGGTTGTCCTTATATTCTTTAAAAATTTTCATGAAGTTTTCAGCTGTACTTTGAGAATAATCAACCTTTGTTTCAAGCCATATACCCCACTGTCCATGTTCCACTAATTCTTTTGCTTCACATAACCTACGACCAATCTCACATATGTACTGCATTGCTGATATTTGCGCTTGACGTGTTATGGTGATAATTTCTGTTTCGATTACCTCTATGCTTCTTTGCCCCGCTACAACATTGCTTTCACTGTACTCAGCATCTATTATTTCATCATTTAAAATTGACATTATGCCACGCTCCTTTTATTTTTATTTAATATTTTGGTTTCAAATTGTTTCATAAATTTTTCTACTTCAGGTGTTTTACCTTCATTGTCATAGCCTCTGACTTGCCTAATTTTATTATCTGTAATTTCAACGGTGTAAAATGGTTTGTCTGGTTTGCTTATTTGTCTAACAAATAAAATTATTGTTTCACGGTTAGCCATATCTTTTATATAATCTTGGTCATTTCTGCCAACACAGTGGCGAAGCTTTTGCCCCTCGGCAGTTATTTCGTTTGCATTTTTCGGTGCTCTTATAAGCAGATTTTTTGTTTTAAAGCCATACTGCTCATTTAGTTTACTTGATAATTTAGCTATTGCTCTGTTGTATTTTGCATTTGCTTTGCTTTCAAGCAATTCGTTTGTTTTATCGTGTGCATTTTTTAAATTATTAGGCATCAATACAAAATCATTTTTAAGGTCATATTTGAGAGTTTTGCAAGCTTTGATATAATCACGCCAATCGTTTATTATGTCAAATATATCTGTTCTTGACCAGCTGTATTTTTTGCATTGAAATGCTATATCCACTTGAGCATTAGCATACTTAATAGCTTTGTATATCGTTGTGTATTCTGCTATATTAACAATATCATTTGCAGCCTTGCAACTGTATTTCCTTGCAAATGCTATAATTTCATCTAATGCTTTGACACCCTTACTTTTTGCAGTTTTATAAACATCAAGTTCCCATAGTCCTATATCGTTCTTTTGTAAATATGGCAAATCTTGTTTTGTAATGCCTAAAACCTCTATTATGTTTTTACCATTCAAATTTATTTCGTTTATATCATGATGATACCTAACAACATCGTATGTCATTTTGTATAGCTTTAATTTAACAAGATACTCTATGACTGGGTACCTAATAGTATTTGTATATAATCTCACAGGGTTTAATTTTCCGCACATCTTACCTATATCTGCGAATGGCATGTACTGTAAATGCTTTGTGTTTGGTGTATATGCAAATATATCTTTTTTAAAAATCTTTTTTAGGTTACTTGTGTAAATATAGGTTGATGTTTCAATGTATCTTTGGTAAGTTTCGCAAAATCTATATTCACCAGTTGCTCTGAAGTTATCCCATCTATATGTTTTATTCGAATTATAAAACTGCCTTGCTTGTTCCTGAATATATGTGCTATAAAGTAGTTTTTTTGATTCTCGGTAAAATGTTCTGCTAACTTGGAAGAAACGGAATATTAATTCCCCGCTACTGCCTTGCTGAATATAAGACACATCAACATCTATACAAAACTTATTTGCTGTTACACCTGATGCTAAATATGTGATTTTTGTTTTACAGTTCGGGCATATACCAACAGCTTTGTTTTTTGCTCCTGTAACTTTTACAAATGTTTCACAATGTGTACAATACCCATCAAGCTGTTTGCGTTTGGCATAGTCATATAAAATATACCTGTTGTCTTTGAATGGAATATTATTAATCCATTTGTCAAAGTCCTTAGGTAAAGGCTTTATTTGCAACATCATATCATCAACGGTTTTACGGATGCGGTCGTGCATTGCTTTTATTTTCTGTTTGCCAATATCTTGTTGGTACCGTGCGACAGCTGCAAAAATGTTTTCATCTTTATTTTTATAACTTTTAAGCCATCCAACAATAATTTTTGCATTGTTGGTATCTGTTATGTAATTACTATAATCGTTATACCATTCACCGTATGCGTTTCCAAGTTTAGTAGTCGATTTTTTGCTGTTGCCATTAACAAAGAATTGGCTGACATAAGAATAATCTTTCGTAAATGTCCTATACTTAGCCACACCCTCGTTATTAAATACCGTTAACATCAATACATTTTCGTCAACTATTTCAGCAGAATACATATAGTTTTCTCTTGTATAAACGTTGCCCCATTTATTGATTTTGTTTGATGGTGTGATAACAACATTTGGCGGTGCAGATATCGGTAGAGCTAATAATACCTTTTCTCTTTGCAATACTGCCACCCCCTACATAAAATCAAAAATTGATGTGACGTTGGTTTTTGGCTTCCCATTCGTTTGGGATTCTGCTGTTTTATCAGCTTTGACTATTTCAAGCTTAATTTGAAAATCAACATCAAAGCCATATACCTCTTTTATTAAATCTAAAATCATACTATCAGGACCAGACTGTAACTCTCTCATTTTTTCATAAACCTTTTTTATAGTGCCCTCACCTTCAATAACTTTGCATGCACACTCAGGTGCAGCGTTTAACATTGTTTTTGCAATTTCACCAATTTGCTTAGTAATCTTATCCACTGTACCTGTAATCTTATCCACTGTACCTATTTCTAAATCAATTTTTGCGATTGCTTGCTCTAACATTTTTCAACACTCCTTATTTTTTTAGATTTATTAGAATTACTGAGTTTCGTCTGCGCTTGGGTTGGCTCATTCAGTATTCACCTCATTGCGAATCGAAATATCAAAGCCTGTTGTCTTTACTGACTTCATATATTTCACGTGTCCTGTTACATCATTGTAGGAACTGTAGCTTTCGATAATCCTATAACCCTTTTTAGGCTTTAATTCTTTGCTAAATTTTTTCAACTGTTTAACATCAACCTTAGGTCTATCTAAATTCCTCGACTGGCTCCAACGTTTCTTATGGTCATTTTTTATTGATTCTTTTGTTATGTATTGAGCAAGCCCTGCGTAATCCTCACTATACAGATGAATGTTATAAAATCCTCCGTGTGTCCAAAGCTTGCCAACAATATTCAAGTCAACGAAATTCATTATCACGTGATGATGCACTCTAGTGTTCTTCGCTTCTGTTACTGCAATATATTTTAGCTTGGGTTTGTCATTCCTTTTCAAATAATACTTAAGCCTTCTGAAAAACAATTGCAATTCCTTTCTTGCAAATTCCTCTGTAACCTTTTCCCGATAACCAAATGTAAAAAACAAATCATCTCTTGTGAAATTTGTATTGATTGTTCTGCATAATGTCTTTTGAGCATTTGTAATATTTATATCTTTTTTCCATTCTTCTGTTAAATTTATATTACTTCCCCTGGAACTACCCTGTTTCCCTATCTCTCTAAGTGAAAAATACTCATAATATTCTATTACATCACCGCTTGTTATCATCTTACCGTATATTGGCATAAAAAAATTATCACCTCATCATTTGTTGGTCGCTAAAATAGACGTATCAAGGTGCTCTGAAAGCCTACATCTAAGCCTTGAAATGCTTGACATTTCGTACCAAATATGAGATAATAATAATGTATTTATTTTATATCGTATTCGGTACGATCTGGCTGCTTAGGAGCGTTAATCCTTAGCAGCCTTTTATTATGTAATTTTTCATATCATCAATACCTGCAAACGTGCTCTTTAAACCCTGACATACCGTCTAAATGCTCACGTCCGAATACATATCCAGTGGGGGTTACAAATTGCTGACCACTGCTGCCTTGCGGAACTGGTATAAAGAAATGCGTTCTATCGTCAATGATAATTGATGCCTTCGTTCCTTTAAATCTCATATACCTTATTTTGCGATTGCAGAACCTGCACCTTTTCTGCTCTTGAAACTCTCTCATTTTTCCGCTCCTTTCTACCTTCGTTATACTCATAAACCCATACCCATATAATAAGCGGTACTAAAAATATAAATACTTCCCCACCAACTGCATCATAGCCACGTTGGGTTCTAACAATATCAAATATCTTTGGTGCAACTGCGAAGGTTAATGCGTAAAGAATAATAAGTAATCTCAGTAATTTCACTTAGCTCACCTTCTTTATAATTTTTATAGTGCCAGTGTGCCGATGCACAAGGGTCAGCTCCAACGATGTTTCAAACAAGCAATGCCAATTATCACAATTTAGATGTACGGAACTAACTAAAGTCTTTTGCCTCCTTGTTAATTTTCTTGGCTTTTTCATAGCTTGTCCTCCTAAGTGGTTCTTTTAATAACACTTGTGTTAGTTCTGATTATTTCAATTTCATCCTTTGCGTTTTTGCAAATCTTAGCCTTTACACCATTACCAAAACCATATGTAACATGTAAAATTTCATCATAAGCCATTGATTTTGCAGCATTTTTTAAAATCTCATATTGCTCTTCCGTTGCAGGTGTAACACCGAACTTTGTACACTCTTTTCCGAACAGTTCCTCAATTTTACCTAAAGCATTTTCAAGCTGCCTATTTGAGATAGCTCCAACACAGCCACAGCTATTTGTTACATTAAGGTCTGCTCTTTCATCAGTAATAAGATCTAACGATTGAATCATTTTACCTACACCACAATACTTACAATTGCCTGTTACTTCAAATTGTTCCATCTTGTTTTTCCTCCTAAAGATTTTTAATTTGTGTTGAATAGCTAACCATTTCTTCTACAGTAATAAGGTCTAAAGCATAAGCCAAATGAATTTTCCCTAGAAATGAACCATATTGCATATCACTACCAAAATTTTTATATTCTTCAAGACCACGCTCTATTGATTTTATCGCACATTCCCTTTGCTTTTCAAAAGTCAGTTTACACATGAAATAAATCCTCCTTAACTTTAATATAACAATCACATTGCCCATCATTAAGCCTGTCCACAAATGGACACCCAAAAGGCTCGTCCTCAATAGTATTTGCACCAGTCTTGCAGGTGTTACATAAACTAACCATTTCAACCCTCCTTGCTTTTTAGCCACTCATGAAATTCTGCTAATGCTGTATCCTCGTTAGTGTTTTCAATAATACCTATTGTTTCAGCCATAGCACAAACTTGTGAACCTCTTTGAATCATTACACCTTCATGATAATCTTTAAGAGTAACTGCTTTTTCTGCAAACTCACGGTTCTTTATCATTTCATTGTGATAATGCTCCATCTTTTCAAATAACAAAACTTTAATTGCTTTTTCAATAATCAATTATTTACCCTCCTTCCTAATTAGCTTGCTGTTTGCCTCTGTTTCTTCCATTCCTCAAAGCCTTTTCTAAATTCTTCATTTTCAAAAGCCTTTAATATAATAGGTATTAAGTCACCTGCCAAGCTGTCAATCACAGGTTCAGGTATATTCAATTTTGTTTTAGTCATAAGCTTGTCCTCATTTCTTGCTTATTTTGTAAATTTTTGTTATAATCACCTCGAAGGGAGGTGTTACATAATGAATAAAACTTTTGAAATAATCGCAACTGCTTTGATTGAATTAAAACAAGCAAGTAAATCTGCAAACAATGAAAATGAATTTAAGAGTTTAATGAAAAAATACAATATGATGTTTTTAGGCGAACATTTAAATGTAATTTATACTCACGAATTATTGCCATTGTTGACCTCAACATTTAACCTTGTTATAAGCAATGATGAATTACTTGCTGTTATTCCTGCCGTTTGCGAAAGTTTAAATATGAAATACGAAGCACTCAAATTGCGTAGTGATATTGATAATCCCAAACCACATTCATTTGCAATCACGCTTTACTAAAATTTCATTACAACCAGCATCATAAAGAGGTTTTAAACCATGTCTTATTCTTTCAGCATTAATTATTTTTCCGCACCCAAGCGAACTAATTAAACCTTCTACTTCTAGTAAAGTGCTTTTTAATTTGTTCGCTTTTTCTTGCATTTCATCAATAGTTGTAGTATATTCCAATTTTTTCACCTCCCCCGCTACCCATATGTAATAATTAAAATGATGTTTTTTCTTCAAGAAGTTTAGTAACCTCAACCATTGCTATTGTCACAGCTGGCAAATTCTCTGGCAACTCATTGTGAGAATACTCTGAAAGTAGTTTTAATTGCTTTTGGAGTATTTCTTTTGTTTTCTCTTCCATGCTTTTCACCTCCTCATATGTAATAATTGGCTTGTCCATTAGCTGGCTTTGTTTTGGTAATTAAATAACTCATTACGTCCAAGCCTACTAATTATTTTTGCTTATAAGATTGTCTAACATAGTGAAGCCCAATGATGATTTTCTCAATGTTCTTTTCTCTTTCCTCAGGTGTCTTTGATTTATAAATGTTTAACACCTCATATTTTTTAGGTTTATGCTCTTTCACAATATCATCTCCTTTAAATATTGTTATTCGTAGCTTGGTTTGTCCTATTACTTTAATAATTTGCACGTCCTCATTTCTTGCTTATTTTGTAAATTTTTGTTATAATCACCTCGAAGGGAGGTGTTACATAATGAATAAGCAATTGTCAATAAATAAAATGTCTGAAAGTTTAGAAACATACCGCCAAGAAACAACTATGTTATTCGAACAAGGTTCTAATACTCCAGCAACAATAGGAGATTTAGAAGAACTTTCTCGGCAAGTATTTTATGTTCTTAATGATTTCAAAAAAGCCATTGAAGTGTTAAAATAATTATTTAGTTGAGCTGTCAGTTACCGCTGATGGTTCGTCTGTTATTATTGGGTGAACAAGCCCTACATCATAAATTGCATCTTCTAATTCTCTTGTTAGCTTTTTTATCCTTTCTAATTTAGCCAATGTGCCATTTTTATCAAAGTTTAAAGTTACTATCATTGATACGTTTTCCATTCCTTTTCACCTCCCCGCTCCTCATATGTAATAAATGGCTTGTCCATTAGCTGGCTTTTGTATTGTCTGTCGCAAATAAGTGGTCTACAGTTTCACTTGGGAAAAACTTTTCTCTAATTAAAAAACATTCGTCCAATTTAAATGGTTGTTTGCCCTTTAATTTAGCTAAAACTGTGTTATATCCAATGTTTAAAACATCAGCAATTTCCGTTTTCCCAATTTTATTTTTAAACATTTCTAATTCTAAATTTGTATACATATTTACCACCCCCTCTTGCACGAAATATAGTTCATAGGCATAATATAAACTATATTTCGTGCATTGTCAAGTGTTTTTTTAATAAATATTCAAAATATCGTGCAAAAGTATTGATTTTTTGCTTAATAGATGTTATTATGTCTACGAGGTGATTAAAATGAGCAGAGAAGAAATGTTAAAAAATTTAATATTATGCAAATATAAAAGTATTAGAGAATTTTCCAAAAAGGTTGGACTTCCATCAACTACAGTCAATAGTATATTGAAAAATATTGGAGGAACTTCAATTGATAAAATCATACTAATATGTAATGATTTGAATATAGATGTTGAAAAGTTTTCTCCAAAATTAGAGAATAAATCTTGTTCTATTGCTTGCACACCAATAGAACAAAAAATAATCGAACTTTATAGGTCTAAACCTGAGATGCAGAGTGCAGTTAATAAACTACTGGGCGTGGAAGAAGAATATGCTGAAGATTTTATAATAGCGTAAGAACTAAAAGGTATAATGCGAAAGATGGTGTGTTATACCTTTTGTTTGATAAATAAAAATAATTATGAGGATGTGTTGGTATGACTTGTAAAAAATGTGGAAGTAATAATTTAAATGTAGTAATGGATACCTCTCAAAAAATCAAAAAGAGTGGTTGCCTTTGGAGTATAGGCAGAACTTTCTTAATTCTTTGCACCGTTGGATTGTGGCTCTTAATTCCTAAAAGAGTTGGGCATACAAAATCAAAGGCTATTGCTTTATGTCAAAATTGTGGATACAAACAAAACGTATGATTTTAGTTAGACTATAAAATGAGGTGATACTAATGAAAATAAGAGATGATGGTAGTTGTATAAAATATATTAGAATGCCTGATGGCAAAAGAAAAGTTATACGTGGTAAAGACTTAGATGAGTTTATGAAAAACGCAACTAATTTTTATGTAGAGAATAGAGGAATCCCCGAATTTAAAAGAATGGCTAACAAATTGGAATTGCTTTGTGATGAATATGGAGTAAATTTTGAAACTGATGCTAACAAGAAAACATCTGATATACTAACGAGGTGATACAAATGAAAGCTGTTATATATGCAAGGTATTCAAGTGATAGACAAACCGAACAATCTATTGAAGGACAATTAAGGGATTGCAAAGCTTTTGCTAAATCTCAAAATATAACTATTATTGATGATTATATTGACAGAGCAATTACTGGAAAGACAGATAACCGCCCACAATTTCAAGAAATGATTAAGGATAGTGAAAAGGGTGTATTTGACCTTATCATTGTGTATAAGTTAGATAGGTTTGCTCGAAATAGATATGATAGTGCTATATACAAAGCTCGGCTCAAAAAGAACGGTGTCAAGGTATTATCTGCCAAAGAGAATATAACTGATAGCCCTGAAGGAATCATAATGGAAAGCTTGTTAGAGGGTATGGCTGAGTATTATTCGGCTGAGCTTTCACAAAAGATTAAGCGTGGTATGAGGGAAACTGCTTTAAAATGTAAAGCTACTGGAGGGAACGTTGCTTTGGGTTATAATGTTTCTGCTGATAAAAAATTTATAATTGATGAACAGTCCGCACATATTGTTAAGTTGATTTTTGAAATGTACGCCAAAGGGGATAATCTGACTAAAATCAATAACTTTCTAAATTTGAATGGCTATAAAACTTCTCGTGGTGTTGCTTTTAATAAGAATAGTCTTAGAACTGTACTTAAAAACAAAAAGTATATTGGTGTGTATCAATGTGGAGATATTGAAGTAGAAAATGGAGTTCCTGCCATCATTAGTGAGGAGCTATTTTATAAAGTCCAAAGAAAACTTGCAGAAAATAAAAAAGCTCCTGCTAAGGCAAAAGCTAAGAATGAATATATATTGACAACAAAATTATATTGTGGTCATTGTGAAGGTCTTATGATTGGTGAAAGTGGTAATAGCAGAGGAAAAAGCTATACTTACTATAAATGCAATAATAAGAAGAGGCAAAAGAATTGTGATAAAACAAATGCTGGCAAGGACTACATCGAGGACTTAGTAATCAATACAACTGTAAATGTTGTACTGCAAGATGATGTTATTTATCATATAGCAAATAAGGTTGTTGAGCTTCAGCTGAAAGAAAGAATCAACGATAGATTAATTTACCTTGAGAACTCTTTGAAAGATACTAATAAACGAATTGCAAATATGTTGAAAGCTATTGAGGATGGGCTCTATAACGAATTAGTAAATTCAAGGCTGAATGAATTGAAAGCATTAAAAATAGAATTAACAAATGATATTGATAGAGAAAATATATCTAAGCCTAAAATAGATAAGGATATGGTTATATACTGGTTAAATCAATTTAAAGGTGGAAATACAAAAGATGTCAACTATCGTAAAAAGATAGTCGACACCTTCATAAATAAGATATTTCTTTTTGATGATAAGCTAATTATCACCTACAACTACAGCAATGACAATAATAATATTGCTGTTTCGGATTTGGCACTGGATGGTGGAGGCGACAACGCCAAAACCGAAACAATTTTTTTCACAGAAAACATCTTTGGTATATTTGTTTTGCTGCAGATACAAAAAAAATAAGGGTACTTCATCATTGAAGCACCCTTATAATTATCCCCACATTACTATATTGTGTATTTGCCTTACCGTTGATAGCTTATATTCACCGTTAACCCTCATGCATGAGCTGCCGCCACCATCAAGAGTAAGCCCTGCATCCACGCCCAAGCTTCTAAATGTTTCCTGTGCCCTTGATATATCCGTATTTGGTCTAACGCATATAATAATCTTATTATCACTTTTACGATATCCTATATACGTCCTTGTTGTTGCCCTGCTAACATCTGCAAACTTGCCTGTAAATCCCTCTTTTGCAATTGTGTTATTTGGATAAATGCCTGCACCACTTATAGCAAATTTCAATCCACATTCAAGAGATATATCAAAAACAGGCTTGACTTGGACTACTCCATCATAAAATACGCACAAAGTAGTAACCGCCACACCATGCGTGGCACAATTGGAAAGTATCACTCCATCATTTACAAGATGTCCACATGAATATGTCTTGCCATCATCTTGCCAACCGAAGTAACCACCATTTACAAAGTTGCTTATATCAATTTTATCAGCTCTTTGGTCAGTTACCCAACCGCCAACAAGCAGAGGGTCAACCTCAACAACGTGTGTTTCTCCAACCTTTTTATAATTATGCCCCTTGTTAGACACAACCTTTTTTTGCTCTATGCCAAGTTTATTACATACCCCTTGAAATATAGCGTTAGCAAGTTCATCTTGTCTGTCACGCAAAATTTGAGCATCATTTGGATTAGATATAAAACCCAACTCAATTAGTATAGCAGACATTTTTGTTTTTTTAAGAACTGCTAATTCTGGTCTAATTGAGTTTCCTCTATCTTGTAATCCTAATTTAGCCAAATTAGGTCTGATTGAATTTGCAAGTTGCTCTGCTTTCCCACCAACACCACATATGCAAATCTCAGTTCCATTAGCAGTTAATACTCCAAAAGAATTACAATGAATTGATATGAAATAATCAGCACCAAAATTATTAGCCATATTTGCCCTTTGCGATAGGCTACTATTTAAACTATAACCTACATTACACGTTTTAATATCCCTTGAGTACTTTATATCTACCCCCACACCCTGCAATAATGCGCCTAATATTTGAGCCACTGCAAATGTAATATCCTGCTCACGCATTCCGTTGCCACTTGCACCAGTGTCAAATCCACTGTCATTATGTCCTGCATCAATAAATATTTTAGCCATTTCGCAAACCTCCCTTTTCTGTTGGTAGTTCGTACAACTTTTCCATCAATCCAGTAATAACACCGTTACCACCAAGAGCCTTGTATTGATTACAAAGCTCATCAATGTTCTCTCGTTCATAAATCGGCAAATATCCACGCTCTATGTATTTATTATAAACTTGAATAATCTGTGCTCTAAGTAGAGCTTGCACACCACTTTGTGTGGCACAATTTTTTTTGTGAAGTGTTTCATAACCTTTCCATAACCCACAAATTGCAGAAGTAATTATTCCAAAAGTAAATCCAATCCAATATTTAAGTATGTATTCTTTCATCCTGTCCTCCTGCTATTTATTGATTTTTACATATTGTTCTATTTTACTCTCAATCCACAAATCGACTTCACCACTGCTAAGTTCTTCATTAAGCACCTCAATTGTCTTTTCACCCATAATTGATAATGCCTTTTGCTTTGCTATCATAAAGGCATTTTTTTGCTCATCAACAGTAAAAGCATTTTCTTTTTTAAATGTATCAACGTAAACTTGGCTTACAGCAAGCACAGCAGTTTTGATTGCATCTTCTGCAACACCAAGATACTTTTTAAGTTTTTCATTCTTGATGCTCTCTGTTAGCTGTTTTGTTTTAAGCTCAATAAAGCTGATGATGTATTTCCCCATTACTATGATGAGTGGAACAATCACCGCTGTGCAAATTAGGTTAATATTTTCTTGCGTTAATAAGATATTCATTGTAATTCCTCTTTTCTTTAATATAATAGAATTGGGTCAAATTTCATAGAGCCGAAGCCACCACGTGGGTACCAAGTATCAAGTAACCAAGCACTAACACTTTCAGGATTAACAGCATTTGCAGAAATTAAGAAGGCCGCGGACGTTGCCCTCGTGTCTAATAAATTGTACCACTTGTCACCAATCTTATAATAAATGGTGTTACTACCTTCAATTAGTGAATTTACAACATTATCAGCAATATAATATGATGATTGCATTTGATACACATCAATCCCAACTCTAACGCTATTATTTTCCACACTATTAATGTTAATTGGAAAATCAGGGATAGTTAATGTTTTTTTTAGTGGTGATGTTAAATCTGCTGCACCTACTGTAAAATCAAGTGTAGTTCCTCTAAGTGCGGAAGGTAAAGTAAACCTAAATAAAAATGAACCATTTGTAGTAGTTGCCTGCTGGTCTATATATTTAATAGTTGTACTGTTAACTGGCACGCCACTTGTTGTTACCAGCAGAGTTATTTGTTGCCCTGAACCGCTTGTCAAATTGCCAGTTATCTCTATTCTTCCACCTTCATACAAATTGACATTATAGGATACCGTAGCAATGCAAAATACAGTAGATGTAAATAACATCATAATCAAACAAGTTATTAATAGTAAACACATTCCTTTCTTAATCATTTATCACACCATCCTTTACCGCAATTGAGAGCTTTCCATTTTCAAGCCTTCCAACCGCTATAACTTTTTGCAGCTTATATATCCTTAGTTCTATGAGTTCTGGCATTGTAAATATTAAAGGCGGTGCAATTATTCTGCCACTTGGCAATAGCTGTTTGTCCACATACTGACCGTTTAAATAAAGCTCGTATAAATCAGCACTTAGGCTTATAGGAATATCAATTGCAAATTCAGATCTGTTTTTATCAATTTTTTTAATTGCATATGTACCCTCAACAATTGTATTGCCACTAATACCAAATAGTTCAAGTGTTGTTAGTGGTGATGGGGTCGGTGTAGCTTTAACCTCAACAACAGGTGCTTTTGTTGGTTTTGCCGTTGAGCTCGGTGTTGGCTTTATAGTCGGCTTCGGAGTTGTGCTTGGTGCTGGCTTTATGGTTGTGATGGATGCAGGTGTCTGCTCTATGGTAGCCACTTTTTCAATTGGTAGTGCCTTATTTGGTGCTGTCGGCTTTGGTGCTAAAATACTACCACCAATCGCAAGAGATACTGCAATTGCAACTCCTGTTGCTGTTGCAACTATTTTTTTGTTTTTACTAAGTTTAGCCATTAAATTACCTCCTCGTTTTGAACCACCAATGCGCCAAGCTCAAAAAATACATTGCTCTCTGTTTTAACAAGCTTTGTAATAACTGTTGGCTGTGCTGATGGTTGTGTATAATTTCTTTCATCATAAAACGCAATACTTACTCTACTTGATTCAAAGGTGATAGGAACTGTTGTAAATGCCTCCGTTATACTAAGCTTCCCACTAATGTTTTGATTATCAAGAAGTACACTATACCTTGACAATGCCCTTGAAGGTGCTAAAGGCTGTACTTTTAATTCAGCACTAACACCAGTTATAAGGTCAGTAACGGAATAGTGAGCATATGTAGCAATTAAACCAGTATCACCTTTATCTCCTTGTACACCATGTTCACCTTGTATGCCTTGCTCCCCAGTGTCGCCTTTATCCCCTTTTTCCCCTTGTATGCCCTGTTCACCCTGTATACCTTGCTCACCAGTATCACCTTTGTCACCTTTTTCGCCCTGTATACCTTGTATGCCTTGCGCCCCAGTGTCACCCTTGTCACCTTTTCCACCTCGGTAATAATCTACTCTAATTTTTTCATTCAGAACATCACTAACAGCTTTTGCTTTGTTAGCCTCGGATTCAGCCAAATAGCTTGCTGATAAAGTTTCGTCTACAAGAGTATCTAAGACACCAATTCTGTTGTCACCCTCTATAACTTTATCAATGTCAATATCTTCTCTTACCTTGAATGAAAAAGGCTGTAACGTCTTTTTTGCGCCATCTTTGTATAAAGAAATATCCGCCCTAACTTCACCAGAGATTTCATACATATTGTTTGGTAGTTTAATGCTTAAAGTATCAGTAACAACCATAAAATCATTTACAATAACATCATCAGCTCTGCTTACAACAATTGTTGCAGCATATCCAGCTAAATCATCAAACAACTGCCCCTGCTCTAAAACGGTTATAATCAAATCACACGAATTGTAATCGTTACGTACAAGGGTATATCCTGTGTTAATTAGATACTGCTCTACGATATCTAATTTCACCTTCAAAGGAATAAACATTTACATTCCTCCCAGCTTTAATTTTTCTACCCTGCCCCATTCTCTGCATTCCTCGACATAACTGTTATATGCCAAAAATTCAGCATCATTTGAATCTACTATGCCTAATCTCAACATTTTCATTTCATCATTTTCATTGTATCGCAAACGTATTTTTTCAACAATTTGCGCATCAATTTGCTCGGCTGTTATTACAGTTTGCGTTTCAAATATGATTGCATTATATTCTTCCTCTGTTATTTCTATCAAAGGTTGTTCAATAATAATATTATCATCACTTGTTGCACCTTTTGAGATAACTTTTTCATTTTGATATTCGGTATAAAATCTCACTTAATAAACCTCCCATTCGATAGTGCATTTTAAATTCCTTGAATAATGTTGAACGTCTGTACGCCTAAATTTTATATCTATATTACTACCATTAATATACACCTCTAAAATTTGACAATCATCTATACCAGTTGCAAAAGCAGATGCTCCCGAAACTATACCATATGAAGTTATTGATGTGCTATGTGACCTGCCACTAACATCAACTACCTTTGTTTGAAATTTATCAGCATAAAAGAATACTAAAATTCCATATGTGTTATAATCAGAACAATAAATTAAAGCTTTTCCATTTCTTTTGCCACTTCCAATAGGTATTGATTTTACGAGTGTATCTGTTTGCCCCATAATATCATTAAAAGTCGCAGTTCCAAATGTACCTGTAGTAGCACTTATTGCTTGCGCAAGGCGAACATCTGTTATACCTGAAATACCACAAACGGAATTATCTGCTCGTTCATCAACTATCGTTAGCGATGTTGTTGTCACTGATATTTTTGCAAGTGATATTTCATAAACCGCACTTGTGCGTGTTAATGCTGGAGGTTGTGTTGTTGTGCCTTGTACGATAAATGCTTTTATGCTTCTATTTGCAGATTGTGTATCACACCTTAATACTAATCTATCAACTCTCGTTGTTGCTGTGGTAGCAACTGATAATGTCATATCTGAGGTGTTTTCGTAATATCTACCCTCTATTACTGCTTTTCCTGCCTTTAGCTTCACATCAAAAGTATTTGCCCCTTGGACTACTTCTAAATTTGTCAATACTGCCAACACTCCGCTACTAAAAAATGCTTTGTAATAGTCTGCAAAGTCTTGTGATACATATTGTCTATCATTTGCTATGCTGTCAAAAATAAAACTTTTTTCCAAAATTATCACCCCTAAACTGCTATATTTTTAAAATCTCTTTTTATCTTTTGCTGTAATGTCAAAATATCATCACCGAATATTGCATCGAGCCTAAAGCCACCACTTTCATATACCTCGTTGACCTCAATAATGCGCTTGTTGTAGACTGTTGAACCATCTATAATTGTTACAATATCCCCAAATGCAAAATCAATATCATAGCTTAAATTTATAGGCAAAATTGTCACGTCAAATGCTTCACTTTTTTTGTACTCTACCAGCTTTTGCAACCCTCTTTGGGTGAGCTCACCACCTGTGTTTGTAATAACATCATTTGCATCAATAAACACTTCTTTGCGATTCAATCCCGAAGGCTCTGCACCATCAAATACAGTTGCAATAAGTCTACTTGCACCATCACCAGCACCACCTACAACACCAACATTTTTATGATTACTAAAATCAATAGTTAATTTTTTAGTATTTACATTATCAAATTCAGTAGAAAATATTGCAGGAGGTAATACGTTCTGCGTAGCTGATAAATCATTACCAGTATGTACATCAAAACTATACTTTTTATTTGCTAAGTCCAAATATATATCCCACCCTAAGTCAGCATATTTTGCTAACTCCTCTAACTTATCAGCTGTGTATGTATAGCGTGCGGTTGCTGTTGTGTCTACACCTTTTAAATTGTCACTTGCTATAATAAGGCTTGCAATATTTCTATTCGCATTGGGCGAGTTTTTAAAGTCATTTGATACTATCCCTTTCATTACTGTTTCTGTTTTGCCTGTTAATGATAATTCAGCCTGTCCAGCAGGAGGGATAATCAATCTATTTTTCGTAATGCCTTTTAGTGCTGTGAATTTTACTGTTGTAACCTCACCATTTTTTTCTAAATCTCTGTTGAAATTAGCAATATAAAATGCTCTTTTTTCATCAACATAGTATATATAATCTTCACTAAGTAGTGATATATCAAATAATGATGATGCAATGACAAGTTGCGTTTCACCAACTCCATACCATTTGCGGTTTATGACTAAGCTTGTATATGTGTCGATTATGCCAACAGGTATATAATTACTGTCCAAAACTCTAATGTCCATAATCAAACCCCCAAATATGCAGAAGCATATTCTATCGTTACACCACCAAGAATAGCATCGTTACTACTGCCATATTCTATAATGTTTTCCCCTGGTATGAATTTAAAAAATTTACTTGTTAAATCAACATAATTAAATGCGTTTACAATGCTTCCATCTAAATTATGAATTTTAACCGTTTTATTACCATTGTCCGTTGTGATTACAATCTTTTCACCAACGGCAATAGTTTTATTTATTTTAATTGTTTCACCTGTTGTAACATTAGTGATATATGGGTTTTCTGCTGCACCACTAAATGTAATTTTGAGTGGTGTATCAACATCACCATAATTAGTAAAAGTCTTGTTAACCTCAAACTGTGCGAACGAAAATCCGCTTGAATAATCTGAAACGAATGGGAAAGTGAAGTAATCTGTATAATTACCTATTTCACTAATTGGAGTTACTTCCTTCCAAAACGGATTAGGACACAAAAGGGATATTAAAAAGCTTTGCTCCACTCCACTTTTTGTATTTACTGGGTCAATACTTTTTTCAACATAACAATCAATGTAAAATTCCTTTGTTGTATCGCTGTCAATATTAATATAATAGTATAATCTGCCCTTTGATTTTGGATTGAAGCTCATTATTAAATCACGTCTTGCAGTAAACATAGAATATTCACTATTTGCGATTATTTTTCCTGATATAACAATGTTCCTTTTTGGCATTCTCATATCACTTACAAATGCCCCATCAGTTAACGGTACCTCTTTTAGTGTCAATTCATTTTGTGGCACTCCTATGCCATCAACGGATATGATGTAATAAGGCGGTGCAAATCCATATGCACTAAGCTCAATTTCATATCCGTTATCTGCTATATATTTTAAATACTTCAACTATGCACCACCTCTTTAATTTAGACCTACCGCCAATTGTTGGCTTGTATTTTTTATTTGACGTGCTGTCTCATATGCGCTTAATGGCTCAGGTGAATTAACTGTTATGTTTTGTGTTACATGAATACCTTGACCACCAGTAGCCATATAACTATCAATATACTCTTGCTGTTGGTCTTTACTATATCCTGCCTGTGCTAAATACCCCGCTTCTTTGCTTGCTTTCCCATACTCACTTAAATAATTAGTCATGCCTAAAGTTTGCGGAGTGTACGAAGTAGCCTTTGTTGCTCTGACCTTATTCGTTTCAGCAATTGTATTTGCAAGGTCAGCTTCAGCTATTTGCTCTTTTGTCAAATTCAAAAGCAACTCTTTGCTTTCTTCGGATGCCTCACCTTTTATTTTAACCATATCTTGATATGCAGTGGTTAATGTCAATACTTTATCTTGCTGAGAGGTATATTCATCACCAAGCATTTTTAATTTACGGTCAAGCACTTCACTTTCAGAAGCAGTCAGCCCTACAGTTTTACTCCATAAATCAAAGTCGGCTTGTGATTGCTCCATTGATTTTGATAATGTACCTACCATTTTCCCAACGGTTGAGGTGATAGCCTGCATCATATTTTGTGTCGCTGTGATAGGCTTATCTTTATTGTCCTCAATACCTTTTGCAAGACCTTGTGCTATGTAGTCACCATATTCAGCCATAAGTGTAGATGGTGAGTGGATGCCAAAGAATGCTTTAATAGCTGTGGTTATTCCACCTGTCCATTCTAAAATCTTTTTAATTAGCCAATCATTAACAGATAATATTCCTTCCCATAATCCCTCAACTAAATTTACACCAATTTTTACTATTGCGCTTATTATCTGCGGAGTTGCTTTTACAAGACCTGCTATTATTGCAAGGGCAAGTTTTAACGAAGCTTCAAGCAGTTGTGGTATCATAGGAGGTATAGCATCTATTAAAGCATTTATTACTTTTTCAGTTGCAGTAATTACTTTGTCAATATTGTTCACAAGTCCATTTACAATAGCTAAAATTAGCTTTATTGATGCATCAATTAGCAAAGGCAAATTATCTATTAAAGCATTTACAAGTGCATCAAGTATTTTTTCAGCTGCAGAAATCATTTTATCAATGTTATTTATAATACCATTGATTATAGCGAGCACAATTTGAATACTTGCGTTTATTAGCTTATCAATATTATTGACTAACCCATCTACTAATGCAAATATTAACTTAATACCCATATCCATCAGCAAACCAATATTATCGGTTATGAATTTAACTAAAGCATCTACAATAGCCATTGCAGCGGTTATAATTTGTGGTAGATTTTGCGATATTCCCTCAATAATTTTCGTAATAATACTAAGACCAAGGCTTAAAAATTTGGGTATTTGTGCCGTGATGCCATTTAATGCAGTTGTCAAACCATTTGAAATTACAGCAACAACACTATTCCAATCTCCTGTTTTCATTGCTTCTGTTATTTGTTTTGACATATTCATAGCAAAATCAACTACCTTTTGCATAGCTGGTAATGCTCCTGCTGCTAAACTGCCACTAATACCTTTAAATGCTAATTTCAAAGCATCTATACTATCACCAAATGCATCTAAAGCAGCGATTTTCTCAGCAGACATTACTGCTCCCATATCCCTTGCCTCTTGAGATAGCTTATTCATGCCCTCACTTCCTGCTTTTAGCATAGGATTTAATGCCATAGCAGATTTACCAAACAGTTGCATAGATAAGCTATTGCGTTCTGTCTCATTTTTTACTTTGTTTAATGCATCAAACGCTTCCCCCATAACAACATTGCTATCCCTAAACTTTCCATCTGCACCGTTTATATGTATACCTAATTGCTTAAATGCATCAGCTTGCGCACCTGTTCCTTTTTCTGCTGCTGTCATTGACTTAATGAGCTTACTTTGTGCGCCTGTAATTGTTTCCAGTTCAACACCTAAATTTGAGCCTGCATACTTTAATTCTTGTATTCTTTCCGCACTCATACCAGTAACGTCTGCAAGACGTTGTATTTCATCAGCATTTTCCGATGCTTTCATGGCAAATCCAACCATTGCTGTACCTGCTGCTACTGTTGCCCCTGCAGCAATTCCTACTGCTTTTGCTGCTACCCCTGCGGCTGATGCAATGCCCGAACCCCATTTACCTGCTGTGTTTATCATATTACTCAAAGTGGTATTTGCTTGTTTACCCTTGTTATCTATACCATCAATTTTTTTGTGAGCATCATCATCTTCTATAAATATCGAACCGAATAATTTAAAAATTTCCATACTCTACCTCCTTTCTGCTTGGATTATTGGTAACAATTCTGCTTCTATTTGCTCATTAGTTAATATTGTTTTTGGTTTGAATGTCTTAATTTCATTGCTAAAATCCTTATAGCTTTGAGGTTCTAATTGACCTATTTCCATATAAGGATATTTGCTTATCCACATATCCCAAATAACAACATTTGCTTCCTTTTCAAGAGCATATTCAAAAAGGCTTTTAAACTCTTGCAAAGGTAAATCACTTATACTTTGATAGTCATAACACTTGCCAAGTAATGCTATTATGCGTGGATATTTTACTTGACGGCAGACTTGAAAAAACTTGTAATGCCCTCATCTGCAAATATCTCTGTGAACGTAGAAACAAGGTCTAATTCCTGTGCCTGCTCAGTTGTAACATTTTTATAGTCAGCTATAAGCTGTGTAATTTCAGCTTCTGCCTTATGTGCTTTTTTTAGTAATTGCATAATCAAATCTGCACCTAACTCCTGTTGTGATTTACCTGCATTTATTTGTAAATCCATTTTGTCAACGATTTTGCTAATTGTATATGCTTGCTTAACTTTGAGCATTACTATTCCTCCCTAATAATTAAAAGAGGGCATTTAAGCCCTCCTTGATGTTTGTTTTATATTTACGATACTGTTACTGTGCAAGTGGCTATAATACCACCGTCAAGAGAGATACACGATATTACAGATGTTCCAGCTGCAACACC